ACGTTTATCTATGCAGGAATATTTATCTCTAACGCTGGAAAAGAAGAAGGCCCGCCGTTATTCATAGCCGCAATGGGTGCAGCTATTATTACTATCGTCGTCTTTCGTTATTGGCGTAAAAAGAGAAAAGAAAATCAATCGGCGCCGGCTCCAGTACCACAAACGACGACTAACAACTCTGTACCAGCAAGTCCTAATGCTACGGCTAGAGCTGAAGAATTGGTTAATAAAGTAAAAACATCTGCAAATCCTTTTGAGACGTATCAAGAAGTTGTTCCTAAAATTAGCGAATTGCAAGATCAGGGCGCTAAGCTCGGATATAACCCTTACGACTCTATGCGCGCTCATATCGCACTAGACTTTATTAACAAAGGAGAAACGCCGCCGCAGGCATGGAGTGATATGTTTGCTAAGGCCGTGCCTATTTCATTTCAGAAAAACGAAAGGGTTGTTTATTTAGCTCAATATTGGTCAGGAAATACATTTACTAATGAACGACGTTATCAAGCCGGCAGCCGTGGCGTCGGTATTCACGTCGCCAAAGGTTTGACATTTAGACTCGGTAGAGTAGCTGGGCGTTCTGTTAACGAACGAGTTAATAAAGGATTGGGACAAGGCGCTGTAATCGCTACAACTAAAAACTTTTATTACTTCGATAACGCTATGCCTAAGAAAATACCAATAAATAAAATTGTCGGTCTAATGACTAATAACGAAAAACTAGAAATCATGCCGGAAGGAGCTAGAGCACAGCCGCTCATATTCAAACTTGATAATGAGGTCTACGCGATGATTATGAAAAAAGCTCTTTCCGCTAATTGGCAATAGCTAACGCGTTTTACTAAGGCCGCCTTCGGGCGGTCTTTTTTTTACCCAAATTAACATTCAAGTAAAAAATTTCATGAAAATCACTTTACTTTTTATTTTACCTAGGTTAATATTTGCACATAGGAATTTTACTTGGGTAAACAATGTTTCTCTAAGATTGACAATTTAAGAATCAGGCCCATGGAGAACTAAAGCCTGACGCGATAAGTAGAAAAAGAGCTTATTAGCGAAAAAATTCGAAACGGCCTAACGCGGGCGGTGCTGGTTACGCGAAGAAATACAAAC